ATGGTAGAGGAATTGACAATGTCGTATCAGAAACAGTAGGAACATAAATAAAATTAAATGGCAAATAGATATCAATATAGTCAATCATTACAAACTAAAGGAACTAAAAAAAAATATTTAGGAAGTGTTATTTATCCGAAAATAAAACCATCGGATGACGATATATACATCATATCCGAATCAAGTGATAGATTGGACATACTTGCATCAAAATACTATAATGATAAAACACTTTGGTGGATTATAGCAACTGCAAATAATTTAAATGATGCATCGTTATCAATCACACCCGGTACTCAAATGAGAATACCATCAAATTTGTCAAGAATATTGAACGATTTTGAAAAAATAAATAAATAATAAGTTATGCCATTTCCATTTATAAAACCACTTGAAGAGTGGACAGTAAAGAAATTAAAAGAAAGAGAAGCCGATAGAAATTATATTACCACACTATCTCCATTTGTAATAATGTCTAGTGGTGCTGTTGTTCTAAAAGGAAAAAAACCAGACGAAATAAAAAAATTATTTGGAACACAGGATTATGGAAGTGATAGTTCAACATATTATGGTTGTGTTGTTACTAATACTACGGATGTTTCAAAATTATATCAAACCGGTAAAACTATTGTGGGTTATGATTTAAATGGTAAAGAAATTGTAGTAGAAGGAGAAACTAATAGAAGGGTATCAATACCTATGATACAAAGTGTAGAAATAGATACGGATGGTGGAAATAATACATTAAAAACGGCACAAGTTAAAGTTAAAGTATTTACATTAAAACAATTGGAAATGTTCGAATTGTTTTTTTTAAGACCATCTATGAATGTTGTATTGGAATATGGTTGGGGTAGTGGTGTTAGAAATAAATCAAAAGAAGCTATAATAGAAAAGTATTTATTTGCAAAAAAGAATTTTAAAAAATATAAAGAAGATTATTCTGCGTTATTTTTAGATAATACTAAAAAGGGAAATTATAAAACAATTCTTAAAGAAACGGAAGGTGAATATGATTATATGGTTGGTAGGGTAACAAATTTTAATTATTCTCCCACCGAAGATGGTACATATGAGGTAACCATTGAAGTATCTAGCGGAAATGAATTACAATTATGGCCTGCATTAAAATCTGCAAGAGACTCCGCTCTTACATTGAAAAAAAATGAAATAAAAATAGAAACTTATAAATCTTTTATTAAAAAAATAGCAGCAGATTTTGGTAGACCTGATTTTGAATCAAAAATATTTAACGATGATAAGATATGGAAAAATGAATTTTTTAACTATGGTATAACCAACGCACAACAAAAAAATATTACAGTTTCAAAAGTACCATACATTTCAATGAAAGTCATAATTGAAATAATAAATAATTTAAGATTAACAAATTCATTATCCGAAATAATTTCAGTTAATTATGAATATCAAGGTCAAAAAATTATTCCTGTAAATTCGAATCCAAATTTAATATCAACCGATGAATCTATTATATTTCCAGGTCAATTACCTGAAATAAAATTAGCAAACGGAGGAAAGGAAAATAGAATTATATTGGCATATGATGAAAAGGGAATTGATGCAAAAGTAAACGGAAAATCATTTAATTTAAGTAATTCTCAAATTTATAACTTTAGTACAGGTACAAATGAAAAAACAACTGATATAACAATAACTAATACGGTTGGTACTCCTATACAAATTACAACAAAATCAAATGTAGGAAATTTATTAAATATATTTTTTAGTTACAATAGGTTTTTAGAAATATTTAATAGTGGTAATAATATAGCGGATATAGTTAATTCAGTACTATCAACGATACAAAATTCTATGTTAGGAATGTGTAATTTAGAATTACAAAAAAAAGAAGATACACCCAACCAAACATCTTTGGAAATTGTTGATAGAAAAATTTTTCAACCACCACCAAAAACAGAATCTACACCTGAAAAACCAACAATACATAGATTTAAAATAGGTGCAAAAGAATCCATAGTTAAAAATTTTACTTTTAATATGGAAATGAGTACATTAATGCAAGCACAAGCATTATACTCAACTCAACTTGCCATTGCAAAAGCAAATAACGCAACAAATACGGACGCATCAAAAGAAATAGACAATTTTGTTTCTGCAGATTTATCGTATTCAAAAAATGCGGATGGGTATTTTTCGGTAAATGATATGGAAGTAACGATAGTAAAAGAAACTTTGCGAATAGAAGAAAATAAAAAAAAGAATCAAACTGATGCCGAAAAGAAAAAGGCCGAAGAAGATAAAGCAAAAGCTGATACCGAAGAAAAGAAAAAATTAAACGAAGCTATACAATCCAAATATATAAAATTTAAAAATAATAACACTATACAAAATTTAATATATAAGGATAGTGGGTTGGTTCAATTATATATGGTACCAAAAACACCGGCAAATTCTACCGCATTAACATATTTAGATATAACATTAGAAATAGATGGAATGGCCGGATTTAGTTGTGGTGAATATTTTCAAATAGATGGTATACCCGAAATATACAATAGAAATGGATATTTTCAAATTCTAAATGTAAAACAAGGTATTGACGAAAGTGGTTGGAAAACAACAATAGAAGCAGGATATTTATTAAAAACAGAATAAAATGTATACAGATTTAATACAAGGTAAACAATTATATTCATTGGATTTTCCAAAAACGATTGTTCCAACTCCGACTACTATTGATTATGAAAATGGATTCATAGATAGATATTTTACACAAAAAGTTAATGAAAAAAATGGATTTGTATTTGAAATAGATTCGGATGAGTATTTTCATTTAATAGAAAACCCTTATTGGATTTTAGAAAAAATGACATGGAGAATATCTGGCCCAATTAATCCTGTATATTCTATAAATGGAATGATGACGGACATTGGTGTTAAATCTTCCAATTCTGCATCCATTTCAATAGCTTCTAATAAAATTAAAAATATAGGTTTATACTTACCTAACCTATTACAATTCCACAAATAACTTTGTAAATTAAAATATTTTTCGTATATTAGAGTTCTATGAACCTAATTGAAGATAAACAATCCTTACAATCATTTTTGGAGGGTAATGTAAATATTGACCTTATAATTCCTGTGTGGAGTTCTCATAGAGCACACCCGTTAGGAAGTCGTTTGTCTTTTATATATTTTAGACAAATCAATGGTGAAGATGGAATAATTAATTTCAATCACATAGATGCAAAAAAGTTAGACAAATTCGACATATCAAAAATAGTCCATGTTAATACATTAGTTTTAGACAATAGGTATTTAAACACACAAGGATTGGATTATGAGTGGGTTTATTTTGAAGAGAATGGGAAACCATTTATCTTTAATGAGGTCGTAGAATCGGTTTATAGAGGGTATAGAAACGACTTTAAAGAGTTGAATGATTGTGTACCTTTAATGAAGTGGTATGAAGTCCTAAAGGAAATCCCAACAATTTCAGAAAGAAAAGAATGGTACAGAAAATACACATCAGCAATACAAACATTGGGAAGGCTGGAAGGGGCTGGGGTAAAAGTCGTTAGAGAAAAATTTATTGATAGTTTTAACTTCAACGAGCAATACATCCGCAAAAATGATATCGTCTACACACAATACAATCCATATACAACAACCGGTAGACCATCGAATAGGCATCTTAATGTAAACTACTCTGCGTTAAACAAATCGGATGGAACGAGAGAAATGTTTATAAGTCGTCATCCACATGGTACTCTATTACAATTTGACTATGAGTCGTATCACATTCGTTTGATTGCGAAAATGATTGGGTATGAATTTCCAAAGGGTACTACCGCTCACCAACACCTTGCAAACCTTTATGGGTGTGATGTAGAGACGGCAAAGAAAATAACCTTTACATACCTTTATGGGGGATTAGACGATAATGCTCGACAAATACCTTTCTTTCAAAAAGTAGATGAATACATTAAAGGATTATACCAAAGGTTCGTCATTTCGGGAAAATTGACGACACTCTTATATAAAAGAGAAATACCATTTGATAGAATCGAAACTCCTAACGAACAAAAGGTATTCAACTACTTATTACAATCATTGGAGACTGAAATCAATTATATGAAGATTGGTGAGGTATTGGAGTATTTGAGTGGGAAAATGTCAAAAATGATACTTTATACATATGATGCCTTTCTTATAGACACACATCCTATTGAAAGAGAAAATCTTTTAAACGACATTAGAGAGATAATGGAGAAGGGTGGTTTTCCGGTAAAAATCGAAGAGGGAGAGAATTATAACAATTTAGAGGTTATAAGTTAAAAAATTATATTTATATCATATAATTATATTCAATTAATAGACAATAATATGCGTTTAATAAACCTTATCCCATTACATGAGATTGATTTTCCATCTCAGGCAGCATTTGATAGATACAATAAACAACATAAATTAAGACCTGATACTAAGGTAGTAGTTGCAGGTAGAGTAACAACCGCAGGTAGAGCATCTAAAGTTGGTGGAACATCGGTATTTGGTAATGATGACAAACTAAAAAAATATGGTGATAATGCGTTTAATCAAATGATGTCTAAAATGGATAAAAAAGAACCTAAAAGAGTATCTTTATCCGATGAATTGGACAACATAGCAGATTTAACCGATAATAACGACCACAATGGTGCGGTACTGGCATTAGCTAAAATGATGGATGATAAATCATCTGCCGCTGAAATGCAAAAAATTCAAAAATATCACAATTCAAAAGGTCACATGCCACAATCTTTAATTAAATATAGAACTTCAATTTTGAATAACTTATTAGCACAGGCTAAAAAGACATATGGTGATAAGTTTGCAAAACAATTACATAATTCATTTTAATAATATAAAAGAATGTCAATAAATTTTCAAGAAATCCTTAAAGAATTAGAATACCGTGTAGATAAAGGTATTATAGATTTAACAAAAGAGGAACAAGTTACAAAATTAACACAAATCTTAAAAGAGAATGGTGTTTCTGATGCAAATGAGATTGCACAAAAAGCTAGGGTATATTTTTCATATATAAACGAAGCTCCAAAGAAAAAGGGTGATAGTGGATTAGAAGCGGCTGCACAATTTTTTAAAGGTAAAAAATATAAGAATAGTAAAGGAAATGAAATTGCGTTTACCACTGCAATAAATTATAATGACCCATCGGATTCTGCACATAATGCAGCTATGGCCGATTTTGAATCATTCTTAAATGCAAACAAAGGTAAATATGGTAGTATAGAAAAGGCAAAACAACCCGAACCAGAAACACCAACTGCAACTGTTTTTGGTAAGGATAAAGGTGGTAAAGTATTTGAACCAAAACCTGAACCAACTCCGGAACCTTCAAAATCAAAAGAGAAAGAAGAACCTACAAAAAAATCATCAGGTGAAGAAGATGAGGATGCAAATGAGTCACCTAAATACGATAAAAATAATCAGTATCAAAGAGCAATTGCAGAAGCTAAGACTTCACAAGAATTACAAAAGGCCTTAACCAACTTACATGCAATCGAAGAACAAAAGATGTTTAAAAATAAGATTGCAGGTGCAGGTGGTATGGTTGCATCTACTGGTGAAAGTATGTATGTTGGAATATCATCCGATTTGATACATGGTACAGATGATGTTAAAAAATCGTCAATATATCAAAAAAACTTACAACTTAGACAAAAGAATACACAAAAAATATTAGATAGTCAAAAAGGTAGAGAATTTAAACAATTGGCAGTAGAATTGGAAGCAATTTCAATTTCTCAAAAATTAGATTTAAAAAATCCAAATGATTTAAAAACTGCAATTCAAATTTACAACGAAAGAGAAGCATATGTAACCGCATATGATTCTGAATTTAAAAAGACAAATGTAGGTAAGGATAGTAAATTTAAAAAAGAAGAAGCTAGAACAAGTTGGATTAGGGCAGCTTATATGGGTTCATTATCATTAATTAAAAATGGCCCTGCGAATTGGAATAGAGAGAGAGGAAATGGAACTGTTATGAAGGCAAACGGAGTAACCGATGGTGCAACCGAAGAATTGTTAAATAATAAATTAAAGGCAGCAAAAACTCCAGAAGAAAGAGCTCACTATGAGAGAGAACTTAAAATGTGGAATAAATTTAAAGGATATCACGATACATATTTAGTTTATACAAACGATAAAGGTCATGTTGAAGTATTTAATGTTTCTAATAAAAAGAGTAGAGATTTAAATGACCCACAAAATAATACAACTCCAGCTAAAAGATTGAAAAATTATATGGAGGAAGCTAAAAAACGTGGTATTGCACCTGATGTGATAGTAAAATTAGCAAAAGCAGAACAAAAGGCACAAAAAGGTGCAGAAGATATGAATGCAATTGCAATGGCGGGATATGATGAAATAAATAAAAACGATATAAAATCAATAGCATATATAGGACAAAGGTTATCAGGAAGAGGTAATATTAAAAGTGAGGATGATGCAACGGATGAATACTTAACAGCGTTGGGTAATGACAAATTAATTAAGAACAAAATCAAAGACGCAATTTTAAAAAAGAATCCAAACGCAACTAAAGAACAAATACAAGAAGCTCAAAGTAATATTACACCAGAACAAACTGTTCAATATGCATTAGAAATTTGGAATGACCCAAATGTTGATAAATCAACTCTATCTGGAAATTATAGTAAATTTATCTTAAAAATTGGAACATTATCACAAAGTATATATGATAAGTCTAAATCAATGACACCGGAAGAAATATCGGAATCAATGGGTGGTGTCTATACTCCAAAAGATATTCAAAATATATTGAATCCAAAAACTACATTAGGAAAAACAATGGCGGCATTGAAAGATGTAAAAGAAAGACATGCTGCTGGTTTAAATGGTGTACACGTTGGATTTATGAATGATTTACATAAAGCGGACGGAACAAAACCTGGACATACAGGTCCTAATGGCCCCGCAGTTCAAACATACGTTGCAGGAACTCTATCATCTTTACACATAGATACATATGTTGAAAACTATGATGATAAAGTGTTGGTTGAAATGGGCGGGGTTGGTGTAACACCACGTGATATGAGAAGTTGTATGGCAAAATTATCAGGATATACTGGTAAAACTGATACCCCGGAAGAAAGAAACGCATTAAAAGAACATTTAATAAAAAGTGTTAAAGTAGACGCAACAACCGGTGCAGTATATTTGGTTGGGAATAATGGAAATAATGTTAGAATAGCTAGTGATACTTGGAGACAGGCAGGAGCAAACACTAAAAAAGTTGCAACTGCATATGGTCCTGAATTACAAAACTGTTTAAAAAATAGTGTAAAAAATAGAAAATAATGAACACACAACTACTTTGCCTTTTTACAACAAAGGAAGAATTGGATAAGTCAGTTGATTTCATATTAACTAACTATACTTTAACTAATCCAAATGTTTTCATTTTAGAAAGTAAAATAAGACCTGAAGAGGCGTTTATTACTTTTAATGTGGAAAAGGGTTCTAATGCAATTCCATCTGATTGGAAAACTATTTTAGTACATAGAAAAAAACAATCCAATTCAATATACACTATTAATGCTTTAAACGAAGTAGTTAAATCAAAAACAGGTGGACAATTGGACAATTCTTATATAATTGATTGGGAAGAATTTAGAAACTGTATCCTAACCACATCTAATACAGGATACAAAATGATACCTACAAAAGTATTCAAATCTTTTAATACTCAAAATTTGGAGAATTAAATTATTTTTCTTATATTTGATTTATGTCAATAAGAAAAAGATTTAAACCAATTGAAATTCACGCAAACGACCCTTCGGATATTTTTGAAACGAATAGACGAGAGCTTGCAAAAGCAATCGTAGAAGGTGTTGCATATGGTATAAGAACTAAAAAGAAAAGAGTTGATTTTGCAAAGGTATTAATCAAAGAAATTATCGTTATTACATTATCAATTGATAGTAGAGAATTTACAGACCTTTTAGAAGAACAATTAGAAGTTCTTATTGATTTTGAGGAATATGAGTCATGTGCATTAGTTGTCAAACTACAAAATAAATTAAACAAACAAAAAGTATAATTATGGAAAAATTAGAACTTTATGAAACCTGTATTATGTGTGGTAAAGAAACTACAACATTAAAAGAATCTCACATTGATTTTCGTTATGGATATGTTGAAGGTGCGGGTCAATTATGTAGAGAATGTTATTTAAGTGAAAATAGAAATTTAATTACAATTAATAGTAGAATGATTTTAGACACACCTAACAATACGGAGTTGGGTGAAAAGGTAAGACAAATATATTGGGATAGTAAAAAATAAGTTATGGTAGCTAAGAAAAAAGAAGAAGCAGAGTTTCATATTGGAGATGGAAAACATCTAATAATGAAACAAACAACAATTGTATCAATGAAAGACCAACTAAGGTTAATGACAGGTGATACAAAAAGTATATCATTAGATGTTGAAATCAAAGCAGACTTTGATAAAATACCACCACAATATCATCAGTTATTTATGCAAATGATGCAGGTAAGATATGGTGGATTGGTAAATATCTGGGACAATACTAGTCCATTCACACCACCTGAAAAACAACCTAAAAAGTGGTATCAAATTTGGAAAAGATAAAATTATAAATTATGTTTGGATTCGGAAAATATTCAGCACAAATACTAACACCACCACCCATTTCAAAAAAACAAATAACTATGCCAGCAAAACCAAAAATAAGAAAAGAAGATTTATTACCTGATTTCAAACATACACCTCCGGCACCACAAAAGGAGATGGTTAACGGCCCTCAACACTATGGGGGAGTAGACAACCCATATGAAGTAATTAAAGTATGTGAAGCGTGGGGATTGGACAAAGATGCTTACTTATTCAATGTAGTCAAATATGTAGCAAGAGCGGGTAAAAAAGACCCTCAAAAAGAACTGGAAGACCTCAAAAAAGCTGTATTTTACCTCGAAAGAAAGGTAAAAAATCTCCAAAAATAGATTTGGTAAATTGGAAAATTTTCCGTATATTTACTATGTAAAAGTTCAAAAAGGTTATATTTATCTATATAGGATATAGCTATAAAACCTTAAACTTAAAACAAATTTTTAAACTCTAAAACAACAAAAACAATGGACATTTCATTGGCATTAAAGAGATTTAGCTCTTTACAAAACAACACTAAAAAGTCGGATTCAATCTTTAAACCGGCAAACGGAAAATCTCAAGTGAGAATCGTTCCTTACAAGTTCAACAAAGACATTCCTTTCATTGAACTTTACTTTCACTACAACATTAACAACAAGACTTATTTAAGTCCAATGTCATTTGGTAGACCTGACCCTATCGTTGAGTTTGCAGAAAAACTTAAAAGAACAGGTGATACCGATGATTGGAAAGCAGGTAAGAAAATGGAACCAAAGTTAAGAACTTTTGTACCAGTTATTGTAAGAGGTAAAGAATCAGAAGGAGTAAAATTCTGGGGATTCGGTAAGACAGTTTATCAAGATATCTTAGGATATATTGCTGACCCTGATTACGGAGATATTACAGACCCAAATACAGGTAGAGATATCGTATTGGAAGTAATGTCAGCAGAAGAGTCTAATGCATCTTATCCAACAACTACAATCAGAGTTAAACCTGCAACATCAAAGTTAGCGGATACACCTGAACAAATTCAACAATTATTAGATGGTCAGAAAGAAATTACTGAATTATATCAGGAATTATCTTACGCTGAATTAAAATCAGTTTTAGAAAATTGGTTGAACCCATCAGCAGCTGTTGGTAGTGATGATATCATTGAAGAATTGGAAGCACCAAAACCAAAAGCAGTAGTATCGACACCAAAACAAACATCGGCAGATTTGGGTGGAACAACTGGTGAAATCGGTGACTTACCTTGGGAAAAGGAAGAAACTCCTAAACAAAAGGATGATGTAGCATCGGCATTTGATGATTTATTTAACAATTAATAATTAGGTTACAATGGCCAAAAGAGAAGAGGATTTAGCAAGTATTCTTGCAGATTCATTAAACAAACAAAATAAGGATGGTAAGATTGCCTACTTTCTAAATGATGAAGGTGGTGATGCTCCTACCAATGTTAAAGATTGGATTTCAACTGGTAATGCTATGTTGGATGTAGCAATCTCTAATAGACCTTATGGCGGCTTCCCGGTTGGACGTATATGTGAGATTACGGGTTTAGAGCAGAGTGGAAAATCTCTGCTCTCTGCCCATATTCTTGCGGAAACACAACGCAAGGGTGGAGTGGCTGTATTAATTGATACCGAAACTGCTGTGAGTAGAGAATACTTAGAAGCAATCGGAGTAGATATTTCAAAATTATTATATGTTTCAGTAGACACCGTTGAAGGTATCTTTGAAGCATGTGAAACAATTATTGAAAAGGTTAGAACAGGAGACAAAGATAGATTGGTTACAATCGTAGTCGATTCAGTAGCAGCAGCATCTTCAAAGAAAGAGATGGAAGCTGATTACGATAAAGATGGTTACGCAACGGACAAGGCTATTATCATTTCAAAAGCAATGAGAAAGATTACCAATATGATTGGTCGTCAATCAATCGCTTTAGTATTCACAAATCAGTTAAGACAAAAGATGAACGCAATGTTTGGTGACCCGTGGACAACATCGGGTGGTAAGGCATTAGCATTCCACGCTTCGGTTAGATTGAGATTGAAGAATATGGGACAATTGAAAGCAGGTGATAAGATTGTTGGTATCAAAGTTCGTTGTCAAGTTATTAAAAACAGAATGGGCCCACCATTAAGACATGCAGACTTTGACATTTTCTTTGACAGAGGTATTGATAACTATGGTGGTTGGTTGACGGTTATGAAAGAAGGAAAAATCGTTAAACAAGCCGGAGCATGGTATGAATACATTGACATTGATAGTGGTGAAGTTATGAAATTCCAATCTAAGGATTTCCCTAAGATGTTAGAGAACGAAGAACTTAAAGACCAAATCTATCGTAGGATTTGTGAGGCAACTATATTACAATATAAAAATTCAGCATCAGAAGAAGTTGAGATTACAACGGATGAAGCAAATGAGTCAGATTAATAAGAAGTATTTAAATATACTAAAAGAAATAGATGAAGAACATAGAGGTTTTGGTGACTTACATAGAAACTCAAAAACTTTAGTTATTGATGGTCTTAATACCTTCATTCGTTCTTGGTCAACAGCACCTAATCTTAATGATAATGGTGACCATATTGGAGGAATAGTCGGTACTTTAAAAAGTATCGGCTACGCCATCCGTACAATTAACCCCACAAGAGTTGTCGTTGTATTTGACGGCAAAGGTGGTTCAAATAGTAGAAAAGAAATATACGGAGGATATAAGTCGGAAAGAGGTAAGAACAAAATCAAAATGAGATTGAATCGTGCCGCAACTATCGAAATGAATCCTGAAGAAGAAAGTGCATCAATGAAAAGACAAATGTCTGCATTGGGTGAATTACTTTCATCATTACCTGTTACCATTATGATTTATGATGGTGTTGAAGCAGATGATGTTATGGCTTACATTACAACAACTTTAAGACAAGAAAACGAAAAGGTTGTTATTATGTCCACCGATAAAGACTTTTTACAATTAGTAAACAAAGATGTAAGTGTATATTCACCATCTAAGAAAAAGATTTATAACATTGATGAAGTGGTAGAAGAGTTTGGTATTCATCCACATAATTTTATCAATTTCAGAATGATTGATGGTGATAAGTCGGACAATGTGGAGGGTATAAGTGGGTTGGGTATTAAGTCGATTATTAAAGCATTTCCAATGTTATCCGAAGGTGAATTATGTGATACGGAAAGTATGGTTGAATATGCAGAATCTTTACCTAAAAAATCCAAAGCACACGAATTATTCTTAAATAATTTGGCAATATTAGAAAGAAATCGTAAATTGATGCAGTTATCGGAACCAACATTTAGTGGTAATCTCCGTATGAAAATTATGGATAGATACAATGAACCAACTACTAAATTTGACAAACAAACTTTCTTAAAGTATGGTTTGAAGAATAGAGTGTTAGAAGGTTTCCCAAATGTGTTGGACTGGTTACAATCAACATTTTCACATATAGCAAAATTTTAAAAACAAAAAGTTATGGCAAAATCAGCAGACAAATTAGCAAAACCATTAGGAGACAGAGTCCTATTGAGTGAATTAGAAGAAGCAGCATCTAAAACTGCCGGTGGTATCATTATCCCAGATAGTGCAAAATCGGAAGATGTAAAAAGAGCAAAAGTAGAAGCCGTAGGTGACGGAATCTATACACAAAGTGGAGTAGCAATTCCAATGAGTGTAAAAGTAGGTGATGAAGTAATCCTTCCACCATATCATCAGGGGGTAGAAATCAAAGTAGGTGGAAACAAATACATCCTATTAAGAGAATCCGAATTATTAATGGTTATTAGATAAACAAAAAACATGGAGGTAAACTATGAAGTGTATTAAATGTATTAAAGAAGCAAAATCCTACACAGTAGGTGAAATTCGTAGAGTTAAAGATAACGAAGCGGAAGAAAGAGTAAATAATGGTTACTGGAAATATGTAACCAAAACTGAATGGAGAGTAAGTAAAGGAATAGTAAAAGAACAAGTTAAAACTGAAGCATAATGCAAGAATTAGATACACTAGTCAAATATGGCCAATCGTATCAATCTAAAGTTGTTGCTTCCCTTATAACGGATATAAAGTTTCTAGAACAAGTAAGTGAAATTACTAAACCTGTATTCTTTGAATCACAAGCAAACCAATGGATTATTAGTGAAGTACAAAAGTACTTTGACGAATATCGTGCAGTTCCTACGATGGAAGTGTTTAAGATTAAGGTTGGTGAAATTGAGGACAAAGGTTTAAAACAAACCGTAGTTGAACAATTAAAAAATGTTTACCTACAAGTAGGTGCAGAGGATATTCCATATGTTAAAAAAGAATATCTTACATTTGCAAAAAATCAGAAAGTTAAAGAGGCCCTATTCAAATCGGTAGACCTATTAAAAATAGGACAATATGACCAGATTATAGATACGATGATGAAGGCATCCAAAGTGGGTGTTGAGTCCGATTTAGGTTTGGACTATATTGAAAACTTTGAGTCTATTTTAGAAGATGTTAAAAGAGATTCCACACCAACGGGATGGGATGTTATTGACGAACTAATGGATGGTGGTTTAGGACCCGGTGAGTTAGGAGTTGTAATGGCACCTTCTGGTATCGGTAAAAGTTGGTTCTTATCCAAAATTGCATGTTCGGCATTACAAAGAGGTATTGATGTATTACACTATACTTTGGAATTGTCAGAAAGTTATGTAGGACAGAGATATACTACAATTCTTACCAATATTGCAACCGCAGACCAAAAAGATAGAAAGGATGAAATCATTCGTAAAATCAAACAAGTTCCTGGTAGAGTTCGTATTAAGTATTATCCACCACAATTTGCATCGGCAAAAACACTTTCAGCACACATTGAAAAAGTTAAACAAACCGGTTTTAATCCAAAACTTATTGTGATTGACTACGCTGACTTATTAAAGAGTGGCAATGGTGCAAGAGATGGATTATATGCAGAATTGGGAGGTATTTACGAAGAGTTGAGAGGTTTGAGTGGTGAACATAAGATTCCAGTATGGACTGCAACACAGACAAATAGAGCCGCAATAGACCACGAAGTTATTCAAGCGGATAGTGTGGGTGATTCTTATAAGAAAGTCCAAACTGCAGACTTTATAATGTCAGTAAGTAGGAAAACAAAGGACAAGTTATCAAACACAGGTCGTATTCACATTGTAAAGAATAGATTTGGTCCTGACGGAATGACATTCCCTGCAAAGATTGATACATTTACAGGCACTATGGATGTCTTTGCAGCCAATTCGGTTGACGGAATGACATCTACAAAAGATAGTAAGAATGGGGAAGGATTGGAAAAAAAATTACTACATAAGAAGTATGTAGAGAATATGGGATAAGTATTAAAAAAATAAAAAAAATGTTAATAAATATTTTTGAAAAAAACCTAAAATTAACTAAAGAAATTGGAGTATAATGCTGCTAGACCAGATATATATCTTTACATTTCTCACTTTTTAGAGAAAAATATTTACTAACAAAAATTAAAAAATTTACAAAACAATGGACATTTCAAACAAAATCTTATCTGAAATTACGGTTTATATGAAGTACGCAAAGTACAAACCGGAATTACAAAGAAGAGAAACATGGGAAGAGTTGGTTACGAGAAATATGGAAATGCATATTAAAAAGTATCCACAATTAGAACAAGAGATTAGAGATAACTACAAATTCGTATATGATAAAAAGGTATTACCTTCAATGCGTTCAATGCAATTTGCAGGTAAACCAATTGAAATGTCACCAAATAGAATATACAATTGTGCATTTGCACCAATAGACGATTGGAGAGTATTTTCAGAAATTATGTTCCTTTTATTAGGTGGAACAGGTGTAGGATATTCGGTACAAAAACATCACGTAGATGCATTACCTGAAATTAGAAAACCAAATGCAGATAAAACAAGAAGATTTTTAATTGGTGATTCTATCGAAGGATGGGCCGATTCAATTTCAGTATTGGTTAAAGCATATTTCTTTGGTGGTTCAAAACCAGTATTTGACTTTAGAGATATTAGACAAAAGGGTGCAAGATTGATTACATCGGGTGGTAAAGCACCAGGTCCTCAACCTTTAAAAGAATGTTTAATTAAATTGGAAGGTATATTAGACTCTAAAAAAGATGGTGACAAATTAAAACCAATTGAAGTGCATGATATGGTTTGTCATATTGCAGACGCGGTATTGGCAGGTGGTATCCGTAGAGCAGCATTGATTTCTTTGTTCTCTGCAAATGACGAACAAATGATTAGTTGTAAGAGTGGTGCATGGTGGGAAACAAATCCACAAAGAGGTAGAGCAAATAACTCAGCAGTATTGATGAGACATAAGATTGACAAACCTTACTTTATGGACTTATGGAAAAGAATTGAAGCAAGTGGAGCAGGTGAGCCTGGTATCTACTTATCAAATGATAAAGATTGGGGAACTAATCCATGTTGTGAGATTGCATTGAGACCTTTCCAATTCTGTAATTTATGTGAGGTGAATGTAAGTGATGTAGTTGACCAGGATGATTTGAATGCAAGAGTAAAAGCAGCATCATTCATCGGAACATTACAAGCGGGTTATACTGATTTCCATTACTTAAGACCAATTTGGCAAAGAACAACTGAAAAGGATGCATTGATTGGAGTATCTATGACAGGTATCGGAAGTGGTGCAGTTTTGAAAATGAATATGAAAGAAGCAGCAAAAGTTGTTAAAGAAGAAAACAAAAGAGTTGCAGATGTATTAGGTATCAATCACTCAGCAAGAACTACAACTGTTAAACCTGCAGGAACAACATCATTGACATTAGGAACAAGTAGTGGTATCCACGCTTGGCATAATGATTACTATATTCGCAGAGTGAGAGTAGGTAAGAATGAAGCAATTTATTCACATTTAGCATTACATCATCCTGAATTAGTAGAAGATGAATATTTTAGACCACATGATACTGCAGTAATTGGTATTCCACAAAAAGCACCAGCAGATGCAATCTTTAGAACTGAATCACCAATTCAATTATTAGAGAGAGTTAAGAAAGTACATGGTGAGTGGATTAAACCAGGTCATAGAACAGGAAACAACACACACAATGTATCTGCAACGGTTTCAATTAGAGAACATGAGTGGGATGCGGTTGGAGAATGGATGTGGGAAAATAAAGAATATTATAATGGACTTTCGGTATTACCTTATGATGGTGGAACTTACATTCAAGCACCATTTGAAGATTGTACAAAAGAGAAGTACGAAGAATTAATGAAAACACTTACGGAAGTAGACTTAAGCAAAGTTATTGAAATTGAAGATAACACAGATTTATCAGGTGAGGTAGCTTGTGCAGGAGGTGCTTGTGAAGTTAAATAAAGATGATAAGGAATTATATTATTTGGAAAATGGTAAAGTGGTGTTCACTCCTAAGTATCACCTTGAACGAGGTGACTGCTGTGGGAGTGGGTGCCGCCATTGTCCATATATTCCAGTTGGTATAAAAGGAAATAAAAATACAAAAGAAAAACAAAATGGTAACAGTTAAAAAATTCTCAGCAGTATGGTGTGGCCCTTGTAGAGCTCTAGCACCAGTAATGAATGAAATCAAAGGTAATTTTTCAAATGTAAAATTTGAAGAATATGATATTGATGAATATAGTGATATAACGGAAAAATATGGAGTTCGTTCAGTTCCAACGGTAGTTATTGAAAAAAATGGTGTTGAGTTACAAAGATTCACAGGACTTTCGTCTAAAATGGCATATGTAAATGCAATCAACGAAGCAGTAAAATAAATTTGGTATTGTGAAAAAAATTGGTTATATTAGACTCATGTTAAAAGGGGAAGCACATCCGATGCACAAATTGACTGAAACTCAGGTGCAGACGATTAGAGATTTATGGAAAGTAGGACATCGTAATATTAAAGTATTAGCGAGAAATCATGGTGTATCTCCTGCAAACATTAAAAAAATAGTTACAAACGAAACGTGGAAACACATGGTTAAGTGGCCATATGAAAGTACAAGATAAACAATATTGTGATACTTCCAAGTTTAGTGTAAGGTTAATAGAAAAGTCAGTTGCAAAGAATATAATAGTAAAACATCATTATTCAAAACAATGGACAAAAGTTAGTTACGCATTGGGATTGTTCTACGAAAACGAAAACGAACATAAATTCTTTGGTGGGATAAATCAGGAACTAATTGGAGTAATTTGTTATGGTGACCCAATTGGTAGACATTGCGGAGCATCTATAAGTGAAACATTGGATAGAACGGAAGTGATGGAATTAGTAAGACTTTTTGTATTTGACGGATATGGTTGTAATATTGAAAGTTGGTTTGTCGGAAAGTCTTTTGAATGGTTAAAAGAAAACGCAAAACAAATAAGAGCACTGATATCATACTCCGACCCTGTGCAAGGGCATAAAGGACAAATATATCAGGCAACAAATTGGTTATATCAAGGAACAAGTATTAGACCTAACGACACATGGTCTTTTCGTTTTGAAGAAGGTGGTAAATGGATACATGGTAGAACTATGGCACCTTAT